CAGGCTCCAGCACGATTGCGGTTGCGTTGGTGCCTTCGGTCTGTGCGAGAGTCGTGGTAGTCGCCGCCGTCACCGCGTCCCGATCCGGACCAATCGCAGACACCAGCACGCTCTCCACGTCTGCCGCTGTGCCTGTGCGGATCAGGTCACCCGATGCCGTGACAACCTCTTTCGCGGATTGCATTGATGACCGTGCCGACTCTGCCGCAATCGCCTGCGCCCTGATCAGTGCCTGTCGATATGCCTGCGTCCGGGTCTCATCACTCGGCTGTTGACCGGCCGGCAGCAGTTCTCCGACGTGTTGGTTGAGTGAGGCGAGAATGATCGCCAGAAGGATCAACGCGAGTTCCTGCCGTCGCTCTTCTTCCCAGCGATTCCAGTCGGCTTCCGAGACGTTCCGCACGTCCGGGGGATTCCCCAGCAGTTCCCTCAGTTCCCGCCGCTGACGTGACGTGAGGCGAGATAGCCGCTTCGAGAAATCGGTCTCCACGCCCATCCGATTAGCCAGTTCGCTCACTTCTTCCCGCCCTTCGCCTTGTTCAACGCGATGGCTACCGCCTGCTTAGGTGGCTTGCCCGCTGCAATCTCGGTCTTGATGTTCGCCGCCACAACTTTCGCACCCTTGCCCGGCTTTAGTGGCATTGCTCAGATTCTCCAAGATCGCCCGCGCTTCCGGCAGGCTAGACACGCTCTCCAACGCCGCCACGACAGCAGCGTCTAGGCTCGACTCCTGCACGTTCCCGACGATCCCCGCCGCCCAGTCAACGCCGGTTGTTCCGCCCCAGCCCAACCACGCGACGTGACCGGCATCCCGCCACGGCTCGCCCTCATACTCGGGGGCCACATCGGCGTTCTTGCGGTGCCGCGCGAATGCTGCCATCCGCCCGACCGTCTCGCGTGACAGGTTCTCCCCGGATGCAAGCTGATTCGCCCGGGTCCATCCCACCTGCGTCATCCCTGCCACCGCGTCGCCGTGTTCGTCTCGCCACTTCAGCACCCGCCGTGCATTGTTGCGGGCTGCTTCTGGCGGACTGTATGAGTCCTCCGCCTCCCTGACTGGCATGATCGACGGGGCCGTCGCTTGGCTCGGTCCCTCTTCCGCCCGGTTGCGTTGCTCCTCCTGCCAGTCCAGACCCATCTGTCGGGCCGCTGTCCGCTTGGAGACGACTCCCATACCCAACTGGATCTGGGACACCTCCGCCAGTTCCCTCGCGTTCCTGCTGGCCACGCTCGGCTTCTGGACGGTGATTTCTACCAGTGCCTCCACCTCCGGCCACGGGCGGGCCGACAGGAGCCCCCTATCGTGTTGCAGGCGCAATACCTTCCACAGCAGTGCCTCCAGTTCACGCGCGTAGAACGCCTGATCCGCCTCCCTCGCCTTGACGAATGGCGATTCAGCCACGAGGGCCGAGGCGTAGTTGGCGTTGCTCGCGTCACCAGACACCATGTATTCGGGCATGGCCCAGCGAGTCCCGACGATCCGCAGCACGTACTGCGACACCTCAAGGAACCCGCTGTTACGCTCGGCCCCCATCGGCCCCGGCTTGTACACCAGCCCCGGCGATGGCTTCAAGATTGTGCCCGGCTTGTACCGCTGGACGTTCTGCGTCTTCGTTCCACCGCCGACCACCTGCCGCCCGTACTGTGCCACGGCATCCGATGCCCCGAGGGTCTGGATACTCGCCTGCGATGTGCCCGGAGGAGCCTCCAGAATCCACGCGATCGCCGACTGAAGTGCCGCACCTTCCGCCATGTTCCGCCGGAGCTTCGCCTCTCGGCTGATCTCCTCGACCACCAAGAACGTGTCAGAGACGCCCCGCTTGGCGTTCCGGCTCACGTTGCGTTTGATATGGCACATCCGCCGCGACGGGATGTAATCCCAGTCCAACCCGCCGTCATCGCGTGACAGGTGATAGCCGAGGGCATCCGCTGGCCGAGTCGCCGGAGTCCGCACCCCGAATGACCACGAGGTAACGCCGTCGTAGTCCTGCAACCAGTCCTCCAGTTGTCGCACGTTCCCCGGCTCGCGGATCTGGTCGGGTTCGATCATGCAAATCGTTGGCCTTCCGTTGGTGCCGATCTCCAGGTAGCCGAACGCCTCCCCGTCTTCCCGGCTCCGGTGATGTAGCTCCCGATCGAGAACGCCGGTCATGTCTACGTCGTCGATGAACCGATCGATCACCCGCTGGCACAACTCTACGAGGGCCGCATCCTGCCCCTGTGCAGTGAACTCGAACCCCGGCCCGAACGTGTATTCCGCCAATCGATCGAGGGCCGCCGTTGCGACAGGCGTCAACAGCGATAGGTTCCTCGCAGCCCCGCGAATGTAGGCTAGATCGACCTCGCTGTCGTAATAAGGCTTGTACCGTCCGTCTGCCCGATCGGTGACCGAGGTGAACGGATTGACTGCCGTGGGGAAGCCGAACGTCGGATCGTCATAGAGGTAACCCCTACGGTCGATCGTCTCCGGAACGAATGCCTCCATCAGGTGCCGAATCGCGTCGCTCATTGTCTCGTCTCGTCCGTTTGATCTTCCTGCCGCACCGCAGACACTCGCGGTATTCAACCCTGCCCCACGATGAACGCACCCGCATCGGATGCCCGCAGACACACCACACGATCAGGCTACGATACCGTCCCAGCGTCACGGAGTGTATGCCAGTTCCTCCGCATCGTATTCCGTTGCCGCGATCCCATTGAGCGTCCGCACCGCCATCTCGAGCGCGTCCGGGCCGTCGTCATGGTCGCCCCGAGGGAACTCCCCGAGTTGATCCAGCAGCAGCCGAGAGCCCTGCGAGTCCGAGAATCTGAACATGTCCGCCGCCAGCAGAGGGCCGAGGGACGATAGCCGTAGAATCTTATTGCCGGTGTTGATGATCGTCTGGAGTGGCAGCATGATCCCGTGAGACATGGCTGCCGATTGAAACGACTCCCCGAGAACCCGCTGGAACCCGTTCCCCTCCAGCACCATCAGGTTCGCCTTGTGTCGCGCATACATCCCGACCGCATCCGCTGCGATCTCCGTCTCGCTCCGTCGCCTGATGTCCGCATCAACCCACAGCCTGCCAGACGCACGTCCCACGAAGACAATCGCCGAGTAATCGCCCTTCCGGTCATCGGCACCCAGCGATGGATCAACAGCCACCACGCCGAATTCGAACGCATCGGGCCACCGTGCCGCCGTCACGCGATCCCCCAGGTACTGACCCCATTTCGATTCTCCCCACTTCCCGGGCCGCTGCTGGAACATCGCTCGCCACCAATATTCCGACCGCTCCCGCCGCATCTGCTCCAGCCGCTGCACGGGATACCGCTCCGGCCAGAGGGCTTCACCCGGCTGCCGGCCCAGCACGTCGCCCGGCTCGGCCAGCGCCGGCAAAGTCAACCTGCGGATCTGTCCCCCGCCCTTCAGCAGCCGCCCGAAGATGTCGTCCTCATGCCATCTGGTCATGATCCCGATGACCACGCCGCCAGGCTCCAATCGCGTGCTTGCCGTGGACTGCCACCAGTCCCAATGGTTCTCGCGGGTGGTCGCAGACAACGCTTCCTCCGCGTTCTTCACTGGGTCATCGATGATCAGCAGATGTGCCCCCCGCCCGGTCATCGGACCGCCCACACCTGCCGTGCTCATGCCCCCGCCCGCTGTCGTGCTCCAATCATCCGCCGCCGAGTTGTCCCCCGACAATCCCCGACCGAACACCGGACAAGCCGCCTCCACGAACACCTGCCGAGCCTTGCGTCCCCACGATCTCGCAAACGTCGCCTCATACGCTGCCAGCATGACCCGCCGATCTGGCCACACCCCGAGATACCACGCGGGCAAGAACTTGCTGACAAGCTCACTCTTCCCATGCCGAGGAGGAGCCTCGATCAACAGGATAGGCTCGCTCCTGCCGGTGATCGTGTCGCAGATGGCTTCCGAAATTGCCGCCACATGCCGAGGCAGCAGAAACCGCCCGTCAGTTGCTGCCCGGGCAAACAGTGCCGGTGTCAGACACTGCCTCGCCCTGTGCCCATCGGACATATCCCGGCTCCTGAAGCATTGCCGCCACCGTGTCCGCTGTCCCGTTGACGTTCACCTGCACCGCAGTCGCCGGTGCTGGCTCGTTCTGGCCGTGCATCGCAACCACCACCTTCGCCGCGTTGACCCGCGCCCGTACTTCCTCATTCCGATCCAACGCCACCCGCAGCAAGGCAGCCGGGAGGAAGGTCATCGCCTCATCGGGAATCACCCAGCCTTTCCGCACAGCCGACGCGATCAACCGCAGATCTTTCCCCGGTGTCCGAGGGTCGATCTGTGCCACAGTGGGAACAGGCGGGGGAACCGGCTTCGCACCGCCCCCCAATCCCCCCTTCAACGGCTTGTCATCGGCTGGCCTGATCATCCTTCGTTTCTCCTGTTGCTGGTCCAGATAGACCATCTCCAGATGCGACGCTACCCCGGCAATGATTGATCACTGCCAGGGTAACATGTACTCCGATCACCACGCATTGATTCATGCCACAGCCATCGACCGTGGCAATGGGAATTCTCTCACGATCCGACCGTCCAATTCAATCCCAAGCTCGGTACGGTAGCCCGCAGACTGCTTGTGGAAAAATGCCGCTCCTGTTTCATTGCACTTTTGGTGCATCTGACGAGCCCAGTCTTTGTTCTCTGGTCGGTGTCCCGGCCCTGACTCACCGCCATAGATAACCCAGTCGATTCCGGTAATATCCAATTCGGCCAGCGATCCGAGAGCGGGCTCGTAGCTGACGAACCGGACAACAGCCGGAATGTCCCGCAAGTGATCGACCCTCCGAGCAACTCGCATGTCCTCGACCGATGTACCAAGCCAGACGTTAGGCCATCCGTCGCCCCAGTCCTCCGGCAAGTTCGCAGCTATCCGCTCCGGTCGCTTGGTCAGCACCTGAAAGTGCATGTTTTGGCAAGATCGGATGATCTCCCAGACACGAGGACGAGTCGCATTAGCCGTGGGGTGATCCTCGAAAACATCACATAGGCTAGCGCGCTTCAATGGGGCCGCTCTTGTTCAGAGCGGAAAACTCCGACCAGGCCCATTGCAGAGCGGAGCCCCA